TGCTATCTTCTCAGCAGCTGTAATTCCAATTATTATTATGGGTGGTGTCCTAGAAGTAGGTAAACTAGTCACGGCTTCGTGGCTGTATCAGAATTGGACTAGAGTTCCATTCCTTCTTAAAAGTTATTTGACTATAGCAGTCGTAGTGTTAATGTTTATTACATCGATGGGTATCTTTGGCTTTTTGTCCAAAGCACATATTGATCAAGGAGTAGGTAACAATGAGTCTACCATCAAGGCGGCACAGATTGAAACCCGAATTCAGAGAGAGAATCGGGAAATCGAGCGTAACGAAGCCATTATGGCGCAGCTTGATGACGCGCTACAAAGATATATTGAGCTTGGGGCAGTTTCTAAGGGACTTGCGGCAAGAGAAAGTCAGACTGAGGAACGTGAGAAAGTCCAATCGTCTATCAACCAAGCCTCAGAAAATATCATCGAACTTCAAGACAAGTTGGCACAAATCAAGCTTCAGATGTCAGCTTTTAAAGCGGAAGTTGGTCCTATTGCGTATGTCGCAGAATTAATATATGGAGGTGAATCTGATGATAGAGCACTTGATAGTGCTGTGCGTGTTGTTATTCTCATTATCGTTTTTGTATTTGATCCGTTAGCTGTACTGCTAGTCATTGCTGCTAACATGTCCTTGAAAGACCAACGTAATAAGATTGTGACTAAAAAAGTAGCAGTAGTCACCGAAGACGTGTGGGAAGAAGAGGAGAAGCAGGTCGATGATCAAGCCGAAGAAATCTCAGCCACAAATCAACAGCCTTCAGAATGGAATGAAGTTTACGTGGGAGGAACAGATTCTGATGGAGAGGATAGAGAAGATCCGGATGGATTTCGAATTGAACAAGAAATTGATCTTATCGAAGATAAAGAAATATTAAGAGAACGGCTAAAAGCTGTTGACGATCAGCTTCAAGACATCTATAATAACAGGAACTTTATTGAAGCAAAGGCAGAGAAACGAAATCTGCAAATGACCAGAGTTAAGATTATTAATCGTATAAATGAATTGAGGTGATTATGCCAGTTATATTGAAGTATGAGCGTCCAGCTATGCATGATGCATTTAGTGCGGTCAAAAGTGTTACTATGGAGCTAGATGACGAAGGGTCTCTAGATGAGATGCAAGAAGGATTTGATGATTTCTTGAAAGCTCTAGGATACAATATTCAACCAGAAGAAGAACCAATCAGTACGATCGGTGAGCTGCTTGACGACGAACCAATCGTCTTTGGTGACGCAATGGTTACTATGCACAACGGTGACAATATTGATCTGTATGATATAGGTGATTCGATTACACTCGATCTCAGTGACACATACGGTACCACGACTACTAAACTGAAGGATTAATAATGAGTGATTTTTTTCGTAATATTGTAAAGGAGTTGAACGATGAGAATACCAGCGTTGCGGAAGACGGACTCGCCAGCTCTGAGTTCTCTGGTACTATCGACACTGGGTCTTATATCCTTAACGCTGCTCTATCGGGTTCTATTTTTGGTGGGGTTCCTAATAACAAGATCACAGCATTTGCTGGTGAATCGGCTACAGGTAAGACCTTCTTTGTTATGGGAGTGGTCAAGCGTTTTCTTGATGATCATCCTGACGCTGCTGTCTTCTATTTTGACACAGAGGCTGCTGTAACTAAAGATATGATGGCACAACGTGGGATCGACACTAATCGTGTTATCATCTCAGAGCCAGACACTATCCAGAAGTTTCGTCATGTTGCATTGCAGATCATAGACAACTATGAGAAAGCAGGAAAGGATCGTCCTCCTATGATGATGGTATTAGACTCACTAGGTCAGCTATCAACTACCAAAGAAGTTGAAGATACGTTCGATGGTAAAGAGACTCGAGACATGACAAAGGCTCAGGTACTCAAGGCTACGTTCCGTGTACTAAACTTAAAGTTGGCTAGGGTAAATGTACCAATGTTGATCACTAACCACGTCTATGAGGTTGTCGGTTCTTATATTCCAACCAAAGAGATGGCTGGTGGTTCAGGTCTCAAGTATACAGCATCTCAGATCTGCTTCTTAACTAAGAAGAAAGAGAAAGATGGTACTGAAGTAATCGGTAACATTATCAAAGTCAATATGGCGAAGTCTCGTTTCACTAAAGAGAATAAGCGAGTAGAAGTGTTGTTAACATACGACAAGGGTCTTGATCGCTACTATGGTCTTCTAGAATTAGCAGAGAAGTATCATATCCTTAAAAAGGTTGCCAACCGATACGAAATGCCGGACGGTACTAAGGTATATGCCAAAGTAATTCTCAAGGAGCCAGACAAGTATTTCACTGAAGATCTATTACATCAGATTGATCTTGCAGCTCAGACTGAGTTTACATACGGGATGCCAGAAGTAATAAATCACAATGAGGAAGATACTGATATCTAAATGAATATTTTTCCTGTGACACAAGCAGATAATTTTTTTGACAATCCCGATAAAGTGCGCAACTTTGGTTTATCACTTGATTTCAAACGGTCTCCCAATGGTAGATGGCCAGGAGAAAGAACTTTGTGCGTTTCCTCAATCAATCATGGGTTTTATGAAGATACTGCAATGAGGATACTTAGAATTTTCTATCCTGAGCCACAAGATCAGCCCAATATTTCGTTTAGAGCAGATGCATATTTTCAAAAAATCCCCAAAGACTTTTTTAACTCAAAAACACACGAAGGCTGGATACATTCAGATTATCCTAATAAATTAACAGCAATTATATATTTGACTCCGAGTAGTACACTCAATAATGGGACTTCAATATTCAGGTTAGAAGAAGATATTTTCAAATATAACAATCACAATAATGAAATAAAGGAAGCGTTTTATAATAACAAAGTACCTGACGATCAAGAAAATTTAGCAAAACAACAAAACAATAGTCAATTTAAAGAAATAGCCCGGGTTGGTGGACACTACAATAGTATGGTGTGTTTTGATTCCGCTGCTTTCCACGCTGGACGAGATTTATTGGTTGATTCTGATGAAGATAGATTGACGTTGGTTTACTTTTTCAAAAATATAGATGCGCTTGAAGATTATCCTTTGGTGAGAAGTAAAAGAGATTTTATATATTAACAGTAAAATAGTAACGGCAAAGGAAAAGGATTCAGTAATTAGGAGATAATATGATTCCGAAGTATGAAGTTCTTGATTCACCAGATCAAGAAGATGGTGGTACTGCGCGGGTAATGATTTGTGAAGGTCCTTTTGAGGCGTTTGTATATCGTTACGGTGCTATAAAGTTTCTTGAAGAAGATGATGATCCGGCAACTTTACAATTTGATTATGATCTCGAGTCAGCACCGGAAGACTACATTTCAGTAGACGAAGAAAAAGAAAAAGTTGACTTTGAGACTTTAGTAGGCGATATTCTAGTAGATATTATTACAAAGGCGATAGACAAGCAAGATGGATTTGACCTCGACAATCCTGGCGGAACTGACGAGTAACGAAGAGTTTGCTCGTAAGGTTCTCCCATTCATAAAAGAAGATTACTTTCAGTCGATTACTGATAGAATTATCTTCAAGAAAATACAAACATACTTTGAAGAGTATAAGACCGTCCCTTCGAAGGACACTCTATACATTGAGATTGAGAATGATGATAGCATTGGTGAGTCTGATTGGACTGCAACGGTCACAGCTCTCAATACATTGCCGGCTGAGACCGATTCTCCTAACCTAGACTGGCTTGTAGACAAGACAGAAGCATTCTGCCAGGAGAAGGCAGTATACAATGCTATCATGGAGTCTATACACATTATCGATGGGAAGTCTAAGTCAAAGACTAAGCAAGCTATTCCAGAGATTCTATCTGATGCTCTAGGTGTTAGTTTTGATAATCACATTGGTCACGACTTCTTGGATGATTACGAAAGTCGGTATGACTTCTATCATAAGAAAGAAGAACGTATTCCATTTGATCTCGATTACTTCAATAGGATTACCAAAGGTGGTCTGCCTCGTAAGTCTCTAAACATTATCCTTGCTGGTACAGGCGTAGGTAAGTCGTTGTTCATGTGTCATGCAGCTGCTGCTAATATGATGCAAGGAAACAATGTCTTGTACATAACCATGGAGATGGCCGAAGAGAAAATCGCGGAACGTATTGATGCAAACTTATTGAATGTTCAAGTAGATGAGCTAATCAATCTACCTAAAGATTTGTATGACAAGAAGATTACAAAGCTACGTGATCAGACACCTGGTAAGTTGATCATTAAAGAGTATCCAACAGCATCAGCTCATACAGGACACTTTAGGCATCTTGTTAATGAGCTATCTGTTAAGCGTAACTTTACACCAGACATTATCTACGTTGACTACTTGAACATCTGTGCTTCGAGTCGTATCAAAGGTCTAGGTGGATCAGTCAACACGTATAGTTTTGTCAAAGCAATTGCAGAAGAGCTTCGTGGACTAGCTGTAGAAAAGAACGTACCAATTATCTCAGCAACACAGACAACACGTTCTGGTTTTACAAACAGCGATATTGGATTAGAAGATACTTCAGAGTCGTTCGGTCTACCAGCTACAGCTGACTTAATGTTTGCGTTGATCAGTACAGAAGAGCTTCAAGACCTTAACCAAATGATGGTCAAGCAGTTGAAGAATAGATACAGCGATCCAACTATGAACAAGCGATTTGTTATTGGTGTTGATAGAGCTAAGATGAGACTATATGATGTAGAAGATTCAGCTCAAGATATTATGGACGGTCCTGTACTTGATCAGAATAATCACAATCGTTTCTCTGAAGAGCAGCAAGACGAACAGTGGACGACTAGAAAGTTTGGCAAGAAAGATTACTCGGAGTTATTTAACTAATGAATCATATACCTGAGCAAACTTCAGAGATAAGAGATTTTGTCGGAGTGTTTGATAACTACTTCTCTGACTTATTTTGCGATAAAATTATTAAGTTTTACAATGAAAAATCCAAATTTGGATTTTCATATCCAAGAAGACCTGAAGAAATTAACAGCATGAGAAGAAAGGACAGATCTGTTAATTTAGCTCCCGTAGAGGAGCATGAGCTTGAGCAGTATTTAAAAGAAACCCGTGAATATGTTGACACAGATCGAATTTTTAATCATGACTTAACTGCACATTTTAACACAATTTTTTGGAACGAAATTTACCAAGAATACATAAAAAATTATGAGATAATTAATACACTTGGACAACACACTTTTAAATTCTACAAAATTCAAAAAACAGAAAAGTCAGAAGGTTTTCATGAATGGCATGTTGATGCAGGAAGGGTATATGATAGAGCTCGATTCTTAACATACATATTATATCTTAACGATGTGGATGAGGGTGGTGAAACTGAATTTCTTTATCAATCTCGTAGAATTAAACCAAAGAAAGGAAGACTGAT